GCTCAAATGATAACGGAGCGAACAACATGACAGAAGGCCCTGGGTACTTCGATGAAGGAAAGCCCGGAGAAGGCCCAAGGCCTGATTTCTTGAAGGCAAAGTATAAGTCTGTGGCTGAACAGGCCAAGGCCTATACAGAGGTTGAAAAGCGATTCGGTGAAGCCCCTGAGCATTACGACTTAGGGGCTTACTCTGAGTCAGTAGATGTGGATAACAGACACCTACAAGAGTTCATGAATCATGCCAAAGAACATCGGCTTACGCAAGACGCATTCCAAAAAATGATTGGCTCATTTGTGGATTACGATAAGTCAATGCAGGTAGACGTTAAGAAGGAAATCGAGAAGCTGGGTCCCGATGGGGCTAGAAAGGTTCAAATCGTCGAACAGTGGGCTAAAAACACTTTAAGCCCTGAAAAGTATGCGACTCTCAATGGGCTGCCTCAAACGGCTGAAATGGTGTCTATATTGGATGAATTGAGGCAACGTATGGCAAATTCTGGTGTTAAGACCCCTAATGACAATGGAAACGAAGCATTTAAGCCAATCTCAGAGTCAGAGGTTAGGGCTAAGATAAGGGCTAACCCTGATAAGTATCTGAAGGATGCTAATTTTAGGGCTGAGATTAACAAGGAATTGCAGGTAGCTGTTGGTAAGAACTAGATTCTAACCATATCCGGAGCTTCTTTAAAGTGTTTTTCTGCATGTTCTTTAATGCAAAAATAGCAGTAAAATAGTATCTCATTTCCGAACTTTTCTCTTAAGGATCTTTTCTTCTTGGATACCCATACTTCTCGATCACAAAAGTCACAAGCTTGAGATCGCTCAAGACCTGGCTGCTCTTTTTCTAGCTCTGTTTTATCTGGATACAGTGATACGCAGGGTAATATTGTAATAACTTTCATTTATGTCTCAATTTCTGTCATAATTTCTTTTAGACCTTATTGAATTTTTTCTGTTAAAGATACGCCTAACATTAAAAATAATGATATATCAGCCCGTTTTAATTTATCTTTGTCGTCTTCTTTAATGATTGTGCGCATATGTTTTTTTCTCATATTATTAAAACCATCTTAAAAATCTTTAAAGAATTTTATCGTTTTTTCAGATTCTTTTACGTTAAAACCTTTGGTATTTTCTTCCATATTTGCTGCCTTCAAATAAAAATCTTAATTAAAATCGCTATTGCTGCCCCAAATATACCTGTTAAAGGTGCCCATAAAGTCCAAAGTTTAATCTCTACTTTATCTAACCGTATCTCCATGTTATTTAATCTAGATTCTATTGTATTAAATCTACTATCTATATGATTGATTAATGAATCAAATTTAATATCTATCTGATGACTAAGTGCTATCACATCATCTTTAGTTGCATAGGTTATTTTGTCATTCGGCATACTCATTTATTTCATCTCCTTGACCCATTATATCAATTCAAGACTAAAGGCAATCAACTTGCACAACTTATTACCTAAGCTATAGTTAAAGTAATTCAATGCGAAGTATGGATACTTCTAATAATTAGACCCGCAAGGACACTCTAAGCCCTAGAACCCAAAAAAGAAGCAGTGAAGCAATTTATTTTGTTTTATCTATTTGGAGGGGCTAGCAATGGCACTTAGTTTAACCAACGTACAACAAATTGAGTTCGATGAACTCGTCAAGATTGAATATCATTCACGCGGTTTTATCCTCAGAGACACGATGCGACTTAGAACGGACGTTATCGGTAATCAGGTTCAATTCCGTAAAGTAGGACAAATCATCGCCCAACCTACGGGTTATCAAGCGAATTTGAACTTACAAGATCCGAATTTTACCGCTTTTGTAGCGACCCTACAGAAGTACACAGCGCCAACGGGTGTTGATGAAATTCAAGATTTAACAGTGAACTTCGACACGAAACGCGAACTTGCAATGATTGTTGCAATGTCTATCGGTCGTCGTTCTGACCAAATCATGATCAATTCTTTCGTAGGTAACGCATCTACGACTATCGCCGTGAACTTCGGTGGTGGTGGTAATACTAACCTTACATACCAAAAGCTACGCCAAGTCGTTGGACAATTTGAGTCTAATGCTGTTCCTGTTGCAGAAAGATTCATGGCTTGTTCTGGTAATAACTTAGCCGCTTTGTTGGCTGATGATCACATTACTTCACGCTTCTTCACATCGAATGACGCTGTTGTAGATGGTCAATTGAACTACAAAGAGCTGTTAGGCATGAACTTTAGAATCATACCTACGATGGCAGAAGGTGGTTTACCAATCGCAGCTAATATCCGAAGTTGTTTCGCATGGCACAAAATGTCAAGCGGTATGGGTATCGGTCAAGATATGCGTGTAGAGGTGCATTACATTCCTCTGCAAACCACATGGTCAGTAGTTGGGATATTCTTTGCTGGGGCAGTCGTAGTCGACAACCTTGGTTTATTCCAAATCAACTGCGATGAAACAGTAAACCCATAAGGAGATTACCATGGCTTTTTTATTGCAAGCAATGTCGCGGGCTAGTGCCGCAGTCGGAATGGATGTCACAATTGCTTATTCAACAGGTGTTGGTACTCCTTTGGGATCGTGCAACATCTGGGCATATAACGGCTTAACGGCTGGTGACGCGCAAGTAACAATCGCGGGCGCTGGTTATTTCAATTCATTTGCAGGAAACTTGCAAGTGGGTGATTTAATTTGGTCAATGGATAATGCACAAGTTGGTCAGTTTTATGCTGTATCTGCTGTTCAATATCCTACGGGAACTCTTCCTGGTGTTGTAACGTTTGCTGCATTCGGTGCAGTTATTGGTGTAATCGGTACAGCAAATATCGCAAATGCTGCTGTAACTTTTGCAAAAATACAAAATCTCGGTGCGGTATCGTTCTTTGCTAACCCTACAGGCGGTGCATTAGCAGGACAAAACGTAACAATTGAGGCTACGAACTCGTTAGCCTTTGTTGGTACGACTGTAGGCGTTAATCAAAACTTATTGCGTTATGCACGTGTTGCAATGACTGCTGCTCAATGGAACGGTATGTATGCCGCTCCTGTTCAGTTAGTAGCTGCTGCTGGTGCTAATACATTGATCGTGATTGAACGTGTTGTAGAGAAAATGACATTCGTGGCCGCTGCATATGCTGCTGGTGGTGTCGTTGGGTTGCAGTATGACAATACGGTTCATGGCGCGGGCGATCCTGCTACATCAACAGAAGCTGCCGCAGATTTCTTTGCTGGTGCATCTACTGCATTCATGCAAGAAGGAAGCCTGTCTACAGGTGCTGCATTTGCAACATCAGTAAACAAAGGCATCTTTATCAGTAACCAAACAGGTGCTTTCACAACAGGTGATGGTACTTGGATTTTAGATGTCTGGTATCGCATAGTCGCAACGGTATAATAACATAAAGATAAGGGGCGGTTCGCCGCCCCAAGTCGAGGTAGAGCATGGCCTTTACACGAACGCAAATCATATCTAATGCTGTTGCGCTTCTAGGTAAGGGCATAGTCAGCAGTACACAGAATCAATCAAGTCTTGTGGATGTGGCTGGACAAGCATTTGATTTCTTATTACCATCAAAGCTATCTGAACATTTCTGGCGTTTTGCTACGACGATTGTTCAAATGGCTCAAGTAAACCAAACTCCTGTAGTCACCAATTGGCATTATATCTATCAACTGCCTGGTGATTACTTGGAGACCGTCAGGGTCTATCCTCAGCAATATAACTGGGAAATATACCAAGGCACTAATCAGATCCCTGTTATTTACAGCAATTTTAATGGGCCATTTTACTTAGAGTATGTGAGACAAGTTGATCCGACTCTATTGCCTAACTACTTTGTACACTATTTTGTTTATGAAATAGCCTTTTATTTGGCTATTTCTAGCGCCCAACAAACGGCTTACGCCCCATTGCTTGAGAAACAAAGAGATTTCCAATTGGGTGTGGCTCTAGCCAAAGACGCACAAAATAGACCGCAAACCCCATTAGCTTCACAGCCAATTATCACAAATCGATTTGTCGCTACCTGGATAGGTGGCTAATGGCAGATATTAGAGCTGAGCAATCTAACTTTTCATACGGACAGATTGACCCCAGGCTACAGGCTCGAACAGATTACGAGGGTTACTACAAAGGTGCTAAAGACCTGACAAACTGTATTGTGATCCCTCAAGGAGGGGTGCAAAGACGATTCGGAACTGATTGGTTTGCCAATATAACCGTTACTGATAAAAGATTTGTAGAATTAACCGCGATGACTACAAGTGATGGGGCCGTCTACCTGCTGTGCTTTCAAGATAGTACATTTAGTGTATACCTAGAGGATTCTCTCGCCTCTGCTGCGGGAACAGTAGCCACAGCTTATGTGGCCGCTGATATACAAGGGCTGAAGTTTACACAAGTGAATGACAGATTAATTGTTACTCATCCATTTTATAAGCAAAGACAAATACAAAGAGTCGCAGAGGCTGCTATAGCTATCACAGCTTTTACGGGTGCAAATAATACTTTAACAATTAATAGTGGCGCCACTTATACTGCTGGTTCTGTATTACCAGTTCAATTTACAACGACAGGCGCATTGCCCACTACAGT